ATTTACTTTTGTGGTTTTCACCAATTATATCAAAGATTAAATAGGCATCCAAATGCTTATTCGCTTGATATATCGAGTTTTGACTGTACGATCCCTAGTGCTATGATGTGGTCGGTCTGCCAGTTCAGACAAGAGTGTCTTGCGCCAGAATTTCGTACTACCGAAAATATTACTAGATTGTATAATTTTTATTATGCCATCATTAATTCATATATTGTTATGGATAATGGTGATGTGTTTATGAAGCAAGATGGCAACCCATCCGGGTGTGCTAACACTACTCCAGACAACACAATGTATAATATGATATACTTTTGTTTTTGTTACATTTATCTAGCCAGAAAAAATAACATTGATGCTTCTTATGTTGATTTCATGAAGAACGTCGAGTGTGCTTTATATGGTGACGATAATGCTTTTACAGTCTCTGACCAGGTAAATTTGTGGTTTAATGCTAAATCAATTTCACAGGTAATGCTGGAAGTTTTTGGCATAACTGTCAAATCCGAGGTCGGAAGTTGGGAGCCCGTACCGTTGCACAGTATTAGCTTTCTCAGTAATGGGTTTGCTAAAATTGGCGCGATTTGGCTACCATGTCCTATATATGAAAAGACGTTATGTTCATTTAGATGGGGAAACCCCTCTAATGACGTGCGTTTTTCCCTTCTTCGTGCGTTTGCCCTGCGTCTTACAACGTGGGGTAATATAAAAACACGAGAATTTATTATGGAATATATTTTATATATAGAGAGATCGTATGATAAATTGCTTTGTGGTGAGTTTGAAGGCATTCCTATGGTGGAAATTATGGGGATGTTTAAAACTGATCGCGCATGCTCATATCTTTATATGGGCATGGAAGGCATTATACATATAAATGATCATTTAAAAATTAGTCTCGTTATGAATCAATATAGGTCTATTCTTGAGCGGTTGACTACCGAATCGAGGAGGGCCCTTGTTGAAGACCAAATGGTCGGCTTTTTACACTCCATCTACTAGTGATGTTTGACCATTGCAGTGGATCCAGATGGATAAAAAGATGATTAACGAAGTGGAAAGAGTTCCTGTTTCCTTTGCTGCGTCACACAATTTAATTGACTTTGTAGACCCCTCAGATAAGAGGTTTTGGTCTGCTGAGAAAATTTTAGAGCATGAGCGCAAAGAGAAGTTGTTGGCTGATCGATTGGAAGAGAGAGATAGGTTGCGCAAGCTACTTAAATCCCGTCTTCTAATTGAACGTAAGAAACGCAATATGCCGAATCTTACACAACCTCAACTTGATAAATTAATAATGGATGAAAATGATCGAGTATTGCAGGAGTTGTCAAAATCTCCTACTTACCCTTTTGTTGAAGCCAAGAAGCGCCGTTTGGCTGCTTCACGTATTTTGTTCCCACCGACGCGGAAAAGTACCCCCACACCACCATTGGTTGGTGTGGAGGAAAATCCCGGGCCTGGTAAGGGCAAAAATAAAAAACAATCGCGACAAGTAGCTCGAGCTCGAGCCCCTGCTCCTATTCCTGTGCGACGTAATCGTGCGCGCAAGAGTAAGGGTATGGGACCAGTTCAAATTACTAGTCAGCCGGCGCCTGTAAGCATTGGTTATAAATCAGTAATGCGCAATAAAATGCGCAATACGGTTATTAACCATTGTGAACAAGTTGCTGAAGTCGTGGCCGCAAATGGGTCCACGTATTCTTTACAAATTCCGTTGCAGATTAATCCAGGGTTGGCAGCAACCTTTCCCTGGCTTAGTCAAATTGCATCAAATTTTGAAGCTTACGAGTTTCAAAAGTTGCAGTTTGTTTTTGTCCCGTATGTGTCTACAGCCACAAACGGGTGGAACGCAATGAACTTTGATTATAATCCCCAAGAGGAGTCATCTACTCAGTTCCCAACAAAACAGTCTTTCACTGATTATGATGGGTCTGTGCAGTGTAACGCTTGGGAGGCATTTCAGATGCCTGTTCGTTGCCCCAATTTGGAGGGTCCGCGTGTGCGTACCATCCGAACTGGTGCGATTTCAGGTCAGTATGATTTGCATAATTACGACCATGGACAGTTTAATTTTGCTGTTGGTGCCTCAACCGGCACTGCGGCGATCGGTACTTTATATGTTTGTTATACGGTGTCTTTATCAAGACCCCGTATTTCATCTCTTGGTTCTGGTCAAAATTCGTTAGCGGCAGCAGCAGTGAATTATACCACTGGTGTTGCTAAAACGTCTGTCTTTGGTGCCCAAAATCTTCTTATGGGTACGGTTTCAGACTCAACTATGGGTTTGTATCCGAGTGCCAGTGGAAGTATTGGTGTCTCTAATGCTCAAATAAATTTTAGTTCTTCAACGTCTAATTTTATACAGCAATTTAGTCAGAATACCTTTCTGATATCTGTTAACATCCAAGGTAGCGGAATGTCGCTTTCATCGGCGAATGTTCCTTTAATTCCTAGTAGTGTTAGTTATACTATTCAACAAACAACGGACATCGCTGTTGATGAGAGTGGTAACAACATGATGGGATGGGGTGTTATCCAAATGACTGGTGTCGGTGATAAGGTGCTTTTTGCTCTGTCTAGTGCAAATATTGCAGCTACCTCCGTCACTGCTATTTGGTTTAATGTTGCTCAAATTCCCTATGGCCTCACTTTAACTAGTAAGGAAAAAGGATTTGAGAAATATATGAAATCCCTTATTTCAAAAATGTTGTTTGAGAAGAGAAGTTCTTCTGGACAACTTTTGTTGAAAGTTGAGGAGGACGAGGAGAGTAAGGAGCCTGACTCTCCTGTTGTAGTTAATGACCCTAAAAAGGCATTGGCTATAGCTTTGTCTAAGGTATCCACCAGAAAATGATGTGTTACAATTTTTTCTCATTTTTGTATGGTGAATTTTTGTGTGTT